GTTTCGGAAAAACTCATAAACTCAAAGACAGTTGGCGATGGAAAAGGTGCAGGCGGAAAGCATTGGAGAATAGAATCCAGCGGTTCGGAGGGCGTTGTTATCAACAACAAAACAGACGGCAAGACTGCAACGGCTATGAATATGTCGGCGTTCAGAATTACAAAGACAGATGTTACCTTTGAGATCAATAAGTACAATACGGACGGTAATCTTGTAGGAAAATCAAGTGTTGACAATTCCACAGCGGTATACGGAATCTACAGTGACAAGTCCTGTACCAAAAAGGTTGGCGAAATCACCATAGGCGCTGACGGCACAGGTAAAATTCAACTTCCCGACAGCTCTTATTACGCAAAGGAATTAAAAGCTCCTACAGGTTATTCTATTGACCCTACTGTTTATACAATCAAAGCAGGAAAAAACAAGGTGACAGAGGATTTCAAAACAGGAACAATTAAAATTAACAAAACCGCAGAGGACGGAATCATCAGCGGCAGGGAATTTAAAATCACCTATTCATACAATGGAAAATCGCTCTCTGAAACTGCCAAAACCAATGCAAACGGAATTGCAACCTTTGACGAACTAAGAGTTTATGATATGTCCACGGGCAAAGCGATCACCTACACCGTATCAGAGATCAATGTAGATACAAGATACGAAGTTCCTAAGGCTCAGAATGTTACGCTGACAAGCGGAGATGTTGATCTGACTGTGAATGTGAAGTTCAACAATCAGCTTAAAACGGGTTCAATTAAGATCAACAAGCAGTCGGAGGACGGAGAGAACGGCGGCAGAGAATTCACTGTCACAGGAAATGGTAAAACCTATACCATTTCCACAGGTGAGAACGGTATCGCTCTGCTTGAAAATATTCCCGTCTACGACAGTAATAACGAGAAAATAACCTACACAATCAGCGAGAAAAACGTTCCGATAAAATATGTGATTCCTGCTGATCAGACAGCAACTCTTACTGCTGACGCAACCACAACTAAGACATTCAAAAATATCCTCAAAAAGTTTACAGTTGAGGTAACAAAGCAGGACGCAGAAATGGTCTCCGCACAGGGCGACGGTACTCTTGCAGGCGCAGTTTACGGCATTTACCGTGACGGAGCGCTTATTGACACCTACACCACAGATGAAAACGGATATTTCAAGTCCAAGGAGTATGTCTGCGGAAATTACACAGTTCAGGAGATTTCTCCCTCCGAGGGATATCTGCTTGATATGACTGTTCATTCCGTAGGCGCAGAGCCGGAAAAATACACAATTGAAAGTAATCTCATTTCTATGACTGTGACTGAGGACGTAATAAAGGGCAATATCTCAGTCATCAAGCATACGGACGACGGCTCGACTCAGATCGAAACGCCCGATTAAATATACCACTTTACACCGCTTTTTATTGCTTTATAAAGTTGCTTGTAAACCACGCATTTACGTCATTTAAGCCGTTTCATTTGTTCCGCATTTCACAAGCATATATTTACAATTCAGCTTTATCGTGTATAATTCGTGTACGCAAAATCAGCCGCCTCAGACCCATAAAAAGTCCGAGACGGCTGAAATTCTACCTACTTAATCTTAATTTTCTGCCCAACATAAATGAGATTAGCGTTCTTGATACCATTATTCTTAGCAAGCTTCGCAACAGTGGTCTTGTAGCGCTGTGCGATGCCCGAGAGCGTGTCTCCACGCTTTACAGTATAAGTTACTGTCTTCTTTGTGGAGCTTGTAGTCGGCTTGCTAGTCGGTCTGATAGCCTGCTTCTTAAAGCCGTTCAGCCCTGCCGCCTTGATCTTCGCAGGATAGTCCACATAGCAGATGTCCATATCAACATTGCCGCTGATACCGCTGACTCTGCCAGTGGAGCTGTACTGCCACATACCATAAGTACCGCCGTAGTTGCAGCGTGAGCCGTACTCAGCGACCCAAAGAGCATATCTCTTAGCGACGTAGGCAGATATGTACTGCTGTAAAGGCGAACGGCTGATATACAGTCCTGCCCAGTAGCCTGCGTGTTCAAGTGCATTGCAGAAAGTCTTAACAAGGCTGTCGCAAAATGCCCTACCCTTTGCAAACTGCGAACGCTCCTCAAGGTCAAAGTATATCGGATACTCAAACGTCTTGCCCTTGATAGCATTGATACAGGTCTGAGCCTCTGCCTTTGCTTCCTCAACAGTTGCTGCATAGCTGTACCAATACGCACCTACCTTTAGCCCTGCCGCCTTAGCCGCTTTGTAGTGGTTCTCAAAGCATGGGTCTTTCTGATTAGCGTACTTGCCGAAGCCAGCACGAATGATAACGAAATCGACCCCCGAAGCTTTTACCTTTTTGAAGTCAATGCTCTGCTGATACTGTGAAACGTCAATACCCTTGAATGTCTTTGCCATAAAATTACTTCCTTTCTAAATCATCAATCCTGTGATTAGCCACCTTGATTTTCTCATCAATCAAAGCATAATCCTGTTCCAGTTTATAGGTGCGAGCAATAACACTGTTGTGCTTGTCCACACGCTCAGACAGCTTGTCTATCTTGTACTCGATAAGCTTCTGGCTATCATACTGCGCCTGTTGTATCGTTTTCTGGCTATCATACTGCGCCTGCTGCATAGTCTTACGGCTGTTAGATGCTATGACAATCTGACACACTACCGCCGAAGCCGCCGTTATCAGTGCGACTATTATCGCTTCCGTCACTCATCATCACCTGACTTTCTTTTGGCTGACTGCGTGCCGAAATAGAACGATATCACCACAGTAAACACCGTGATGAACTGATCTGCTGAAATCGTGCGGCGCAGTGCCAACACGCAGAACACCGCTGTCAAGAACAGTGTTACAATGGACTTTACATCAATGAGTTTCGCTAACTTCTGCTTCATGGTATACCTCCTTTGTTATCATCTCATACTCCTCAGCCGTGATCCACTTGCCGACGGCGGCGTTTACCATAGCAACCGACCACAAACGGCTGTCATAGTACCTCTTGACCTTGACGTAGTTCTTACTCATCACCGCTCACCTCCAATTCTACACCGTTCAGCATAGCCAGAAAATCGACGTTTGCCTTTATCCTGTCTATCTCGGTGACCTTTGGTTTGCTGAAATTATCTTCCGTCAGCCCTGCGGCTTTCATCATTTTCTTCTGTAGCTCCGTCATGTTGTATCTCCCACTTCTGATAGTTTCACGATATACTCTTCTTCGTTCGGAACAGGTATGCGATAGCTGTCGTTGCTGCTTCTGAACGTGATTGAACCGCCTGCTTCGACCTCAACGTTTCGTAGAAAATCATCAGGTATCAGGTCTGAAATGTCGGTGACGATAGGGGTTTCCAATTCGTAATATAGCATTACGCCCTGCATTGCCTGTTTGAATGCGGTAGCGTCGGTGTAGGCGGTGTTCCGTATAGTTATATAATCATTTGCTGTTTTTACCGCAGAAGCCTTCATGTTATCGGTTTTAGTCGTTATATCATTGAAACAAACTATGTCATATTTTGCGACAACTATATTTGGAACGATTCCGAACGATTCAGAAAATTTTCCTGTTATACTATCAGCAATCGCATAGAATCGTTGCTGTTCGGGTCGATATGACCATGCCAGCGTCCCCAAATCAACGCTGCTCACGCACTGAACGTATCGTTTATTCTCATAATCAACGTAGTTTCGTGCCGTTCCTGCACTCCAGCCGTAGCCAGGCAGTGCCCTAATGGTTTCTGGGATTGGGTAAACGTTGCTGTGGTAGGGGGCGTAGGCTGGCATGGTATCTGATTTGTATATACCATCCACAAGCATTATATCAAATGCGTCAGCTATTGATTGCATGGTTTCTTTGTTACCTGGATAACATGCCACCATAATTTGTGTTGAATCGGTCATATCCCTAGAATTTGTTATAGTTTCTCTGACACCATTCGATGTAATCAGCCAGTTTGCCATTGTGTTGCCATGAACATACACAATTCCAAACGACACATTTGTCGGACACGTTTTTCCGTCTTTCAGGGCTATTTGTAGTGTTTTATTTGTGTCAATTTCAAAACCGTAATACAGACCTAATGCTGCACATTTTTCAACATCAAACAAATTTCGTCCCTGCTCCACAACCTCTGTCACCCCAGCACTAACAATTTCCCCGTCAATGACCTCAGAATGACCGCCTATTGACTTCACGCTCATCAACTTCGCCCCAGTCGGCACAGTCTTCTGATATGCCGTTTCGCTGTCAGTTTCAAACTGGTGCGTGATACCCTGACCTATGAAATACAGTGCGTCCACACGTCTTTGCAGTTCTTTATCCGTTAGCTTCACGTTAGCTATCTCAGCCGTATTTTCAACTATCTTTCCGACAGCTGTAGTGTAGTCTTCAGGCAGGCTGTCAGCCACCGCCTGCGCTGTCTGTGCAGCAGTTTCAGCGGCTGTTCTGTCCTCTGCGACCTGTGCGGCATTTTCCGCTACATTAGCCTTGTCGGCTGTGACCTGCGTTGCCAACGTTTGAACCGCCTGTCTGTCTGCCGCAGTGCTGTCAGCATTAGTCTTGGCAGTCTTGGCATATCCAGCAGTTATAGTCTTATCAGCTGTGGTTTGCTGTGCCGCCGTTGATGCTTGGGCTGCGGATATCTTTGCGGCGTTCTGTGCAGTGACCGCCTGCTGACGTGCGATTTCTGCACCCTGCATGGCGGTGTCTGCCTGTGTTGCGGACGTTTCAGCCGCCGCCTTTGCGGTCTCAGCACGGCTTGCCGCCTGCGTTGCCGTATCGGCTGATACTCCTGCGGCTGTGGCAGATTTCTTTGCGTCCTCAGCAGACGTTGTCGCTGTTTCTGCGGCGGTGACGGCTGTCTGCATATCTGCGTGCGCCTGTTTACCTATGGCGTCTATGCGGTCTAGTGCGTCCATCGCCACATCAGGTGACGGCACGGCATTATCACCGATAGCCGCACCTATTCTCAGACGGAAAATGCGTGATTTTTTAACTAAAATATACTCATCGCCTGACAGTTTTTTTGCACATATCTGACAGCTGACTGTCTGCGCCGACCGCAAGATATCAGCAGTAGGCGTCCATGTGCCGTCTGTGATATCGACCTCATAGGCAGTGCCGTCGCCGTAGTCTATCGTTAACACATAGCGGTCTGCGCCGTCTACTGTCAGCCCTTCGACCGACACAGGACGGGCATTAGTTTCACCGACATAGCCCAGCAATGCAGTGTTCAGTGTTACGTCATAATCTGCATTTAATGTTATCGTCATTTAATCACCCCTCTTTACTCTATTGCAATGTAGTCAACATAGTATGTTCCTGTTGGAACGGTTTCCAATGTTGACCCGTTATTAGCTCCCATGCAGACACTCATATAGTATGACGTTCCTGACCCATAAACGTGGGTGCAGTAGTTCTGATATGGTGTTGGTGTGTCTGTCTGCCGTAGCGTTGCTATTACCTGTTTAGGTGCAAAGGTCAGTCCAAGCGGTATCTGCATCAATGGATTCGCTTTCGTCATCTTGTATTCCACAGTGCCATAGTGTATCTTGCCGGCTCGGCTCAGTATTTCATCGATTTCCTCACCTGCGTGTTGCATAGGATAGTCATTTTCTGTGATGTCTTGTGTCAATGTCAAATTTTCATCAGCCATTATCTCGCCCCCTTAAAGCTGTTCTTCTACCGACAAACCTACCGCCGAAATATCAGCACTCAGTCCGCCGTCAAAGGTAAATCCTAAATTCGTTATTGGTATGTCATAGCTGTCTGCGCCGTTGGTGTAGGTCACCACGTCCCCTATGTCGAAACGTGGATCACCAAGTCTGTGGTACAGCTCAGTGGTGTACCACGAAAATCCGCCTATCCTGCGCCACAGAGATTGTAGCAAAGACTCTGTCATGTACGGATTTTCAAACTCTAGCACACGTCCTTGTGTTGTATCTGTCACGCCAAGCGACAGCGTTACATCTTCACCGACTTTGCAGATAATGCCCACGATAGCGTTCTGCCTTTCAGACAGCGTAGGTAGGTCTATTGTGTTGTTATCCAATGTTTTCACCGGTTTGCCGTACCATTTTCGGACGTACCGCCCGAAGCGGTCAACATACCCGAACTCGCCCTGAGCAGAAGCCAGATAGGACAACATTTGGCGCATGGTCACGTCCTTTGGCACGGAGCTGACCTTGAAATAGAAATACTTTGAGTACAGCACCTTGCCGTTCTTATCTATCAGCCGCCTGCCGTTCTTGTCACGCAGTAGTCGCACCTCTGTGTAGTCATTGCCGTTCTGCAATCCTAATTGTCTGCAAATGTCGTCTTCAACGGATCTATTCCAGTTCGGGATAGGTATGTGAGGTACATACGGTTTGTCCGAGAAATACAGCCTGTCCGCCATTGTCAGCTGGACACTGCCGCCCGACTTTTTCGACTTAACACAGGTGAAATGTCCCATTGGTATCTTTTCGCCTGCAAGTATGCCGCTAGTTTCGTAGTCTACGAGATACAGATATGTGTCATACTCTTTGCCAAGAAACGCTGTTTCTGTGTCACTTATGGTCATGTTCCACGATTGCGAACACACGGCACCTAGTTCGATGTCGTCAGACAAGGACGTGCTTTGAGCTGTACTGCTTGCAGATACTATCTTGTCGCCTGTAAGTATGCTGTTTGTGTCTTCAAGCTCCATTCTCCACGTTCTGCAATAGCTCTCTATCTTTGATGATACAATATCGCTTACTGTGTACATTTATGTCACCTCACCTGTACCGGAATAGGCATAAAGGTCAAGGGAAAGCACCTTGCAAAGCTGTCTTTTCTTATCCCAACCCCACTGCTCGTATGTTGTACCCTCTGCCCTAAAACGTACCGTGACCATGTTGAACGTTTCATCAAGGTAGGTAACAGGAAAATCAGCGTCCTGCACATTCAGAACATACTCGTTTATAATTGCTACTTCCTGTGGTTTAAGGTTTGCCCACTCTATGTGAAGCGTGGTCTGTAGCCCCTTTACGTCACCCACATATTTGCAGGTCGAGGAAAGCCCTGCATTATCGGACATTATTTTTTTCTTATCTATTGTGAACGTTGTCGGCACAGCTATTTCAGTATCACCAAATTTAAGATATTCCATTGCATTACCTCCTATACAAGCGGTGACTTGCCATTAAGCTTTGTCAGCGAGTTTATATCTTCTACCACAGCCTTGCCAACAGCTCGCTTGTCTATCTCCACAGTTACATTGATAGGCTGTTTGGCGCTTTTGCCGTCAACAGAGGCATACTCTGCAAGGGCGTTGAGTATAGCCGACCGCATACCCATGTTTGACGTATCAGGCACAGTTTGTGTAGCTGTCTGCTCTCTCAGTGAAGATACATCTATCCTGCTGTCAACACTGCTGGCACTTTGTATAGCAGATCTGACCATGTTTTCAGAAGCCTGCACTGCGAGATACGTTTCATCAGCCACACCAAGAGCATATCCCTCTCCCACATATCCGCCAAGTGTACGGAAAACTCTTGACGGAGAATGTGAATCCTGAGCAAGCCTTGCGGCGGTTATGCCGTTTCGTATCATTTCACTTACTGTGGCATTTACTATGGGCATTCTGCCTTTTATGCCGTCCGCATAGCCGTCTGCGGCATACTGTCCTAAGACCTCGTATGCCGCTCTCATTTCAAAGTTTCGCTGACCTGCCATTCCCACAAGCTCATCAAGTAGCTTTGCAGAAGAATCTTTCATCTTGCTCATACTTCTGTCAACGTAGTCATTCATTTCGTCAAAAATGCCCTTGCTCTTTACAGAGTATTTCTTGAGTTCCTTATCTGACATATCAACAAACGCCTTTGCGTAGCCTGCGCCCTTTGGACCCATTTCTTCAAGATTATTGTAAAAGTCCTGTGAGATAATGCCGTCTGCGACCTTTTTCTTCAGCTTAGCAAGGTTGTTTTCCCAGTCGGTAAAGCCGTTTATGTTATCGTCAAGATTTGCGATAAGCTGTTCGGCGGTCACATCTGACTTTCCACAGAACTCGTCAAGAAGATCTATCTGTCCGAACACAAGATCGTGCTGGGTTTTGTATGCGTCTGCATACTTGCCGCAGATGTCATTTATCTGCGACAGCGTTTCTTCCGAGAGTTCTGCTATCGACCCTGTGGTAAGAGCATAAGCGTCTGCAAATTCTTTCTGAGCTGTGCTTGCGTCCTCTATGGATTGTCTTACTGTCGAGAGGTCGCTATTAGCGGTAAGAAGTGCACCGTGGGCTGTGTTCAGCGACAGTGCAAGTGCGTCAAAATCATCACCTGTCAAGCCGTCAGCCTTAGCCTGCTTGTATCGTTCAAGTGCTTCATCATACTCGTTCTGAGCCGCCGCTTGGTTTCTCAGAGCCTCCGCAAGCTTGTCCTGCAGCTCTTTCGTGTCCTGCATATCCGCATAAGCGTCAAGCATATTGCTCACCGCTGCTACGTTGTTTTTAAGGCTGCCTGTCTGCTCGTCAAGGGTCAGATTAAGTCCGTCTATATCGCCGTTGAGCTGATCTATAATGGATTGCATTTCGGCTTTTTCATCAGCACTTTTATTTTCAGTTTCATTCAGCTCTTTGAGCCTGTCATTGAGTGCACGATAAGAGTCAGCCTGCTTTTTATTACTGTCTGTGCTGTCGGCAAGTTCTTCGTGAAGACTTTCAACGGCACTTTTGGTGGAAAGACATTTGTCCGAAAACTGTTTTACACTCTCGGACAAATTCACTATACTGCTTTCTGTGACGTCTATCTCATTGGCAAAATGATTTATGATCGCACTGCCTATGAGTGCGACACCTGCAGCGATACCTGCCGCAAGATTTTGAGTTATAGCCATTTCGGCATTCATGGCCGTTGCCATAGCCTTACCTTGTATCATTTGCAGAGTAAGCCCCTCAAAGGACTTTGTGACCGCAGATACCTTTGACACCGCAATGAATGTCACAATTGCCGCTGTTATGGATTTAAGGGCGTTGTGAACACCCTCTATAACGCCCTCTATATTTTCTGCGTCAACGCCCATTTTCTCAAAAAGCTGACCAACTGCTGAATCAAATACCTTTGCCGTTTGAGATACAAAGCTCTTTGCAAGTCGCTTTACGTTACAGAAAAATGTTTCTGTCGAACCTATCAGGTCATTGAAAGCCTTATCAGCATCACCACCTGATGTAAGCACACCAAGAAAGTTCTTGACGGCAGCTTTCATGCTTGCGAATGAACCTGAAAAGGTGGTGCTTGCCTCTTTGGCTGTTGTGCCTGTGATATCAAGGTTTTGCTGAATTGTGTGGATAGCGTTGTATACGTCACTCAGATTATCAATGTTGTATTCAACTCCGCTGAGCTTCTGAGCGTCCTGCAAAAGCCTTTCCATTTCAGACTTTGTTCCACCGTAGCCAAGCTTGAGGTTGTCAAGCATTGTGTAGTTCTGCTTTGCGAAACCTTGATAAGCGTTTTGTATAGACTGCATATCCGAGCCGAATTTGTTGGCGTTGTCGGACATATCCACCATAGCAGTGTGAGCGACCTCAGCCGCCTTTTGAGTGTCACCGCCAAGAGATGAAAGCAACGACGCAGAAAAGCTCGTGACGTTCTCCATATACTCGTTTGCACTTACTCCTGCGGTCTTGTAGGCATCTTGTGCGTTCTTCTTGACGATATCAGCGTGCTTTTTAAAGAGCGTTTCAACACCGCCAAGGGATTGCTCAAGAGCCGCACCCTCAGTGAATGCAGAGGTGACGACCTTGCTTATAGCCGCTCCCACACCTGCCGCCGCTATAGCCTTTTTGAGTTTCGTTGCAAAGCTTTCGCCTGTTTTCTCGCCTGCGCTGTCACCCTCGTCGGGCAGGTCCTTAAAGAGTTCCTTTATCTTGCTTGTTATTCCCTCAGAGATAGGTATTATCTGCACATATGCGTCTGCAAGCTTAGTTCC